GCAGTGGCGTTTGGCTGGCCCACACTTTCTTTCCCTATAGGACCACTCGACAACCCAATGTCAACGGCTGAATGGCGTGACATCGACGAGGTACGCGCAAGAGACCGCGAACGCAAAAACGCGGCACGCAAAACCGCGTCGATTATCACGATTCCAAAGCCGGAAGATATCGAGCGTCGCAAGGCCCTCGAAGCTGACGACATCGCGTGGCTGCGGCATTATTTCGGACCCGGCTGTAACCTTGCCGATCCATTCACCTACGAATTTTCTCCGCAGCAAGTGGACATGATTCACGCCATCGGCAAGGCGATGCGTGTTGGTGGCGACCAAGCTATTGCCGCGAGTCGTGGCGAAGGCAAGACAACCGTCGCGGAACGCTTGGCGACCAAGTATGTCCTGACGGGTGCCGCTGATTACGTCGTGTTGTTCGCGTCAACAGGCCCCATGGCGGAAAACATTCTCGACTCGATCAAGACCTACATCCAAGAAAACGAACGCCTTCACGCCGATTATCCCGAAGTGTGCGTCCCCGTACGCGAATTAGCAGGGGCACCGCAGCGAGCACGAAGCCAATTGGCTACTGGACATCGAATTGACAACGGAAACGCCTACGAAGCCGCTGAATTGGTCTATAGCTGGTGCGGCAACGAGCTAATCTTTCCGAAAATTCCTGGATCTCCATCCTCTGGCGCAATCATCGCGACCCGCGGACTAGACGCCGCTGTGCGTGGTCTCAAAAAACGCGGCAAGCGTCCTAAGCTGGCAATCATCGACGATCCCGACACCGAACACACAGCAGCCAGCGAGGAGCAGGCCGAAAAGCTCGAAAAGCGTATCGACGCCGCGATTGGCGGGCTTGGCGGTCAACGTCGCTCGATTGGACGCGTGATCCTAACGACGCTCCAAAGTCGGACAGCCGTATCGTACAAGCTCACTGATCCCGCCAAGAAGCCAACGTTCAAGGGCCGCCGCTATCGTTACTTAATCAAGCCGCCGACGAATGTCGGCATGTGGGAAGAGTACGTGACGATGAGATTGGAGGATCTGCAACGCCTCGATGAGCACGGACAGAACGCCGATCCGCAAGCACGCAGAGCGCATCAGTTTTATCTCGATCATCGATCGGAAATGGATGACGGGGCCGTAGTCGCCAACGTCAACCGCTACGATGCGACGGTTGAGCCTGATGGATCGCAGCGTGAAGCGTCGGCTCTCGAAGCGTATTACAACCTGATTGCCAAGCTGGGGCCGGAAGTTGTCGCCACCGAATACGACAACGATCCGCCCGAAGAGTCCGTGTTCGTGGCGGCCGGATTGTCGCCGACACGCATCCAGCGGCAATTGTCCGGCTACGAGCGGCGGATTGTCCCGCCCGATTGCACGGTGTTGACGGCTGGTGTGGACGTTCGCAAAACCGCTTTGCACTGGGTGGTTAAGGCGTGGACGCCTGACGCCTCGGGCTACGTTATTGATTACGGCGTGCACGAGGTGACCGGCACGACGTATGGCCGCGATGAAGGCGTTGACGAGGCGATTCGCAAGGCGATCCTGTCGTTCCGCGAAGAACTAAGCACGTATGGATTCGCTCGACCTGATGGTGAGATTGTGCCGGTCGACCTGATGCTTGTCGACGCGGGCTGGAAGACTGACGCGGTGTATGCGGCGTGCTACGAGATAGGTGCTGGCGTGATGCCAGTCATGGGTTTTGGTCGATCGAGCGGTTGCACGCAGGTTAGCTTTTCGGAGCAGCAACGCCGAACGATCGACAAAAAGCCGGGGGACGGGTGGTTTCTTTCGCGTCGCGGGAAACTGTGGCTTGTGTGTGCGGACGCCGACCGCTGGAAAGGATACTTGCATGACCGTTGGCTTACGTCGCCGGAAAATCCTGGATCGATGCAGGGCTTTGGCACGGGTGGCGGACCCGGAAGCCGTCTCACTGTCGACGAGAAAGCCCACTTCAGCTACGCCCGCCACATCTGCAACGAATCGGAAGAAGAGGTGCCGTCGAAAGGGGGGCTTAAACGTGTCTGGCGTGCCAAGTCGGAAAACACGCACTGGTTGGACGCTAGCTATTACGCTTGTGTCGCTGCTTCTATCCGCGACATCCGGTTGCGGCACGCCGCGCCGTCGAAAGCCACCGCCAACACCGTGGCCAACACCGCAGCGGCTCCCGTCGAGGATCAGGGCCGTCAGCGTCAAACCGCAAGCCATCCATCGGCACAATACGACCCGCAACGCTCGTGGTTCGCACAGCAGCGAAAGAGGCGCCTATGATCGATCTTGACCCGGTGACAGGGCCGGAATGCGTACGCTGTGGCTGTCGCGATTGCGTGATTATCTCGCCGCTTTCGACAATCCCAAATCCCGCCGACCCAACTGGCAACGCTCCGCCGTGGGTGATTCCCGGTCATGCGCGATGCAAGCACTGCGAGACGCGTTTTCGCTTTACGGAGGTGATCGACGAGCCGAAGGACGTCAAATACGTGCCGCCCAACTGCCCGCGTTGCAAGAGCGAGGACGTCAAGGTTCGCAGCAGTCCGAAGGCCCAATTGGATCAAAAGAAGCGGTACATGCGATGCAACTCCTGCAAGGCCGATTATGTCGCCGTAGAGCAGCAATAAATTCCTTTATTCGGCGATAAAGCCAAACGTTCAATCGCTGCCAGCCGTCCGCTATCGTTTGGACATGGCAGCAACTTTCGCCGCAATCGAAACCTTGATGGACGCAGCCGTGGCCGCTATGGCTGCTGCGGATTACGCCACCGCTCGGGATAAGGCCCTAGCGGCTCAGGCGTTGTTGTCGGTGTTGCCGAACACGTCCCGCAACTCAAGCGGTGGCGGATCGGACGCGCTCACCTGGGACCGCGTTGCCGTTAGCCAGTTTGTCGCCAACGCCATTAAGCTAGCGAACGCGTCGCGTGGCATCGTTGAGAGCAAAGTGAGACTACAGCCGTTACCCGGCTCAGGCGTCAACCAACTTGGCGTCTGGGGACAGGGGAACTACTAATGGGATGGCTCACCGATAGGCTGGACAAGCTGACAGGGGCATCCCGCCGCGAGCGTCAACGCATTGTTCGTCAGATGGCCGACACGCCATCGATTAGCCGTGAACGCGTCGAGCGTATGGCGGGCAAGCTAGGCGTTCAGCCGCCGGAATCGCAGCGGCGTTGGGAATCCGCCAAAACCGACCGACTCAATCAACAGCACTGGGCGCACGTCAACGGCCAGCCGATCAATGCCGACCTGAATACGTGGCTCACGAACTTGCGGCACCGCTGCGAGTACGAGGTTGCCAACAACTCGCTCGTCGAGGGCATGGTCAACACCTATCAGCTTTGCTGTGTTGGCTCTGAAGCTCCTGCTCTCTCAATCCAAACCGCCAACGAAGAATACGCCGCCCGCCGATCGGCCATTTGGGATGAGTGGTCGAGCACCGCAGGAAGCAATCAACAGCTATCGCTTGTTGAGATTTTGCACCTGTGGATTCGCTCGCTGTTCGGAAGTGGCGAGTTTTTTTGCCAACTCATCAGCGTGCCGGAAGCGTCGCCAATTTCGCTGCGGCTATTGCCGATCCATGCCTATCGCTGTTTCACGCCGCCCTACATGATCGGCGTTCCCGAAGTGGCTTTGGGCGTGCGTCGCGACGTCAAGAACCGACGGCCGATCAGTTATCTCATCAGTCAACCCTGGATTTACCAAGCGTACGAAGTCTACACGGGCCAGTTTGACGAAATCCCGTACGCCGACATGATCCACGGATACCAATTGATTGAGCCGGATCAAGTGCGGGGCGTGCCGTGGATTGCGTCGTGTTTGGATAGTATTGCCCAGCTACGCGACTTTAAGCTTGAAACGCTCGACGCCGCTCGGGCCGCTGCCGACTGGGCCGTGTTGTTGACAACCAATCATCCCGACTCGCCATTTTTCGCGCAGAACGAATACACCGACGTCGAGCGTCGAACGATTCGAGCGATGCCGCCTGGATGGGACGCTAAGCAAATGTCGCCGGCGCATCCTGGGCCGCAATTCATTCCGTTCTATGAAGCCATTGCCCGCGAAGTCGGCGGGCCGATTGCGATGCCGTTGATGATGCTTTTGCTCGATTCGTCGAGCAGCAACTATTCCTCGGCGCGATTTGATGGCCAGATGTTTTGGCGGGGCGTTGCCAAGACGCAAGGCTGGCTCGGACGCATCTTGGCGCGTATTGAATCGCTTGTCGCTCGCGAAGCGGAACTTATGGGAATGCTACCGGCCGCTCCGCCCGACCTGATGCGTCAATTCGTCTGGCCGCGAGCGCCGCATGTCGATCCGGTAAAAGAGGCCGAAGCTGAGCGGATGGCGTTGCAGAACGGATCGCTGAGTTATACGCAGCTTTGCGCCGCCAACGGCACATCGATTGAGCGTATGATTGCCCAGCGTAAGCGGGACAACGAACTACTTAAGGCCGCTGGATTGCCTGAGATTCCTGGCATCGACTCGGCACAGAAGACGGCGGAAATCAACGCCAAAATGAACAACCCCGGCGACGATCCGCCTGCCGACGAGGATCGCTTGCCATACGAGCAACCGACAAGCGGCACGCCGTCGCCGCCGGTCCGCAAAGCAACCCGATGGGCGGAGGTGCCGAGTGTCAACTAGCATTCGCCGCGCAGCCATCCAGCCAGCAACGTACAACGCGGACGATCGCTCGGCCGTCGCAATCCTGGCAACGGAAGATGCGGTGTTTTCGACCGACGCCGCGACCGGTCAACCGCTGCTCGAAGTGTGGCTGATGAATGGCGTTGAGCCTGTTGATCAAGTGCCGCTCTTAGACAACCACGAACGCGATAGCGTCGCTTGCGTGGTTGGCAGTGTGTCAGATGTCATGGTCCGCGAAGACGCGTTGGTGGGCCGCATAACGATCAGCAGCACGCAAGAAGAGACAGCCACGAAGGTAGGCGAAGGCCATATTCGCGACGTCTCGGCTGGCATACAGCCGATCGAAGTCGTAACCATTCCCGCCGGCCGATCGCAGGCCG